ATACCTAAAAAATATTTAACTGGTAAATATTCTCTAGGTTTCTGCTTATCTCAAAGCTTCATCAGTCAATTTATTTCTTAAACATATTGTCTAAGAAACCTCCCTTTAATTCATCAATGGAATCTTCCAAATCATCCGCAACTTGCTTACGCTTGTTTGCACCATAACTTGATTCATCCCTTAAAGAATCTACATCATTAATTGAAGCAAATACGCTTACCAACTTTTGATGTGCATCAGCAATCATTTTGTCATCGCCTAAAATGTCTGCATTGATACTAGGTAATGTATCTAAGAACCCTCGCAATTTATCAAAACTAGAGTTCTTAAAGAAACCTCCCTTTTGTTTGTCGTTAGGGTCATAGGATTTTAGCTTGTCTGCTAAATGTCCTACTGATTCAAGTAAAGCTTCTACAGTAGTTCTAGCAATCGTTTCAACATTTTTATTTGCTCGTTTTAAAGCATCGTTTTCAATTTTTGCTTTCAGCTTTTCTGATACATTTAATCTTATATCCTTGGTATCGAATCTAGGAACAGTACCCAATTCAAAATCGAATCTGAATTTAGTTTCTATTTCCTCAACGCTAGGATAATCAGATAATTTAAAGGCATTACCAAGCTTCACTTTATTGGCTTCAATCAAGTTGTCATAGTTATCAATAAACTGTTTAACCTCTTTTTCAAAATCCATCTTAGCTTGGTCAACCCTATTCATCAGCGTATCTAGTTCGCGGTTTGGACATAGTCTCCAACCACTTAGAACCTTACCTTCAAAATCACTTGTATTGTCATCCCAAGGGACAGTCAAAGGGTAGTAAACATCGTTTCTAAATTTGTTGATAATTCTACGAAAATACTTATTCGTATCTTTACCAAAAATGTATTTAGCTACATGCAAAGATTCGCTCATTGCTTCTTGGTCTATCGCTAAACCTTCCTTCAAATACTTATCTGATTTAACTCCGCTAGGGTGCTTCGTATTAAGGCGAACTAAAGTCGCATTTTCAGATAAAGTATTTACATTATTTTCTTTTTTCATATTACCTCCAAGTAATAAAAGTTTGCTGTTTCATCATTTTTGAATCATCAGTCAGAATTACATTCTGATACAGCTAGCGGAAAAAGAATATTTACCAGTCAATAATAAATATTTCCTTCCCCGCTAATCAATCAATTAAATCTCAATATCTTGATTTTCAACCTTGAACTTAGAATATGAACTTGAATCTTTTAATTCAGTTCTTAAAGTCGTTAGTTTTCTAACAAAGAATATTGAAAATTCAACAGTCGATAGTTGCTTCACATAGGCTAATGCATTGTCGAACCAGTCATATACATCGCTATCTTTTGCCTTACCAATTACATCAACTAATGCAATCGTTGTGGCATAAGATAAACCTGCACTATCAACAAGTTCTACATCCTTACCCTTACATATATCAGCAAGGTTAGGCACATTGTTTTTCAATGAAATAAAGTTCATCAATTCAATGCTAGCATTTTGTCCAACATCGCCTTCAAATAATTTCTGCATTATTTGTTTGGGCGGATTGGTTTTCAATGTATCGCTTAACCTTGTCCAACTTCTTGGACTTGGTTGTGGGTCATTGCATTTAGGGTCGAACTCCCAAAGTAGTTGTGGCATATATCCAATTAATCCTTGGACATCCATATGAACATCATTCTTATCAGCCCATGCTAACCAGTCCTCTACATCGTGAGTAAACTGAATTGCAGTCGTTCTATCTTGGCAATGCCTAAGAATTTTATTCGCACCACTTCTATCAGTATGCCTGTTTCCTGCTAGTACAATTTTCCATCCATTTGGGAAAACATAATCGCCAATTCTACGCTCTTCGTTTTGCCCTTTTGGGTCTAGTAATTGTCCTATCGTTGCTTGCACGCTTGAATGTGCTTGTGCAAATTCATCTAAGAAAAATACCCCTTCACCACTTCTAGGTAGATTCCCTAGAAACGCCTTCTTTTGAGTACCATCTTCAATGTAAGGCAATCCGCCTAAGTCGATAGATTCAACTAACCCCAATCTAAAAGAAATGAATCCAAATTCATTGTCTTTAGGATTGACTGAATCAGTCAAATTTCTATCTTCCGCTAGTTCCTCCGCAATCTCTTTAACAATTGCGGATTTACCTACACCAGTTCCACCAATCAAGAATGGAATATTATTCCCTTTCAGAACTGATAGACATGACATTTTCGCTTCGCTTGGTTTAAACATAATTAATACCTCCAAGTATTTATAAGTTTCTTGAACCCCATAATTAGGATTCTCTTCAGTGTGTTAATTCACAGACTATTGGAGTAGTCCTCTAAGTTTCGTATATCAATCTTTTATACCTCTTACTTCATATTCAGAACTATGCATTTCACATAGCCATTAGATACAATCCTCTTAGAGATTTATGAGTCTTGCTTCATCAGATATCGCTATCTTTTACACTCTCTCAAACTAGCCACTTTCATTGGCGGATTCAGATACGACCTTCTAAAGAACCTTGCTTCGCATCCTACTGCTAGAACCTTACCTTTAAACCTTTAGAGTACCCAGTTGGGCGGTAGCTACAGTTTAGAGACATAATCGTTTTGGTCTTTGTTGAGAACAGTATAAGGCTAGAGAACATCAAAGTAAACATTTACCAGTACATAGTATTTGCTAGCTATTTGTGAGCATTACAAAATCAATCCAGTTCGTTTAATATTTATCATATGAGCAATACAAAAAAACCAAGTCTAAGTGTAGTTAAAAAAGAAGCGGAACTAACCATCAAGCAAAGGCAGTTCGTGGATGAAATCATCAAGGGCAAGTTAGGTAGTTATAAGGAAGCATATGCAAAGGTATATGACATCACTTTAACCAAGCAAGGGAAGATACCCAAGTGGGTAGAAGTGGAAGCAAGCAAGCTTGTAGCGAACCCTAAGATTGCACAAAGCATACATAAGGCTATAGAGCGTAAAGAACAGTCAGCAGTTGCTAGTAGCCTTAGAACAAGAAACTATGTCATAGACCAGTTATATAGAGAGTCCAAGGAATCAGATTCAGATTCAGCTAGGATTAGGGCATTGGAATTACTAGGCAAGTCAGTCAGTTTGTTTAGTGATGTAGTAGAGACTAAAGAAGCAAGAACAAGTGATGAAGTTGAGAGAGATATTGAAGAGCGTATCGAAGCATTACTAAGCAACCAATAGACAACCAACAACCAACTATCTAATAGGGCAACACATAGGCTGTGTGTGTGCTGTATGTGGTGTGATATGTCCATGCACTATATATAGGGTGAAACACAACATCTAGTATTCCAGATTGATTCCAGAACCACTACATATTGTGTTTGGATTCCGCCACTATTAATAGACCCCATCCCCCCTTTTGTGTGTGCGGGACTCCTACTATCTTATATACATAGTGATATGCACAGGATATTACTCATTTTCATAGACCCCCCTATATATTGCATTTTGATAGCGTTTTGTACAGATATCATATATAATTTGTTCCAGGAAAGACCCTAGGGTCCCTAGACCCCCCCCATTATTTTACAAAAATGGTTGTTTTTCCTGTGAAGATGTGCAATTATGTTAAAATCTAGCGTGATTTACATCTAGTAGGTACCTACTTGTAAAGTATTTACTTATTAAGTGCCACTTAGTGGTAGGAACTTAGTAAGTTTTTAATTTTAGGAAGTACATACTTACTATCTAGTATAGGAGATGTATGAGTAACCAAATATTAAGTCAAGTACAAAACCTTTCTTTAGATGAGAAAAGGGAATTACTAGGTTTATTAGATGAATTAGAAGATGCTAAAGCCAGAGAGAAGTGTTCTACAGATTATATGGCGTTTGTTAAAGAAGTTTGGAGTGCTTTTATCCATGGTCCCCACCATCAAGTTATGGCAGATGCCTTTGAAAGGGTAGCCAATGGCGATTTAAAGCGTCTCATCATCAATATGCCACCTAGACATACCAAATCCGAGTTTGCGTCTTACCTATTACCTGCATGGTTTCTGGGAAGCAGACCTGAAAAGAAGATAATACAGACAGCACATACCGCAGAATTAGCGGTGGGTTTTGGTAGAAAGGTTAGAAACCTTGTAGGAAGTAAAGATTATAAAAAAATATTCCCGAATGTTAGTTTGCAGTCGGATTCCAAAGCTGCGGGTCGTTGGAACACGAACAAAGGCGGTGAATATTTTGCTATCGGTGTAGGTGGTGCAGTTACTGGTAAAGGTGCTGACCTCCTCATCATAGATGACCCGCACTCTGAACAAGAAGGTGCAAGTTCAGACATAAATGTTTTTAATCGTACCTATGAATGGTATACATCTGGTCCAAGACAGCGTTTACAGCCTAATGGTGCAATCGTTGTAGTGATGACAAGATGGCATAATAAAGATTTAACTGGTCAAGTTGTGGATGCTAGTGTCAAACGTGGCGGAGCCGACCAATGGGAAGTTATAGAACTGCCTGCAATCTTACCTTCTGGTAAGCCTTTGTGGGATGCTTTCTGGAAGTTAGAAGAGTTGGAAGCTTTGAAGGCTGAATTGCCTAGTTCAAAGTGGATGGCTCAGTATCAACAAGACCCTACTTCTGAAGAGGGTGCTTTAGTTAAAAGAGAATGGTGGCAAGTATGGGATGGAAGAAATCCTCCTGACTGTGAGTTCATTATTCAATCATGGGACACAGCCTTTTTAAAAACCCAAAGAGCTGACTTTTCAGCTTGTACTACATGGGGAGTTTTCTACAAAGAAAATGATGATGGTTTTGTGGCACCCAATCTTATACTCTTAGATGCCTATAAGGAGCGTCTAGAGTTCCCAGATTTAAAGAAAATGGCTTTTGAGAAGTATAACGCCTATAAACCAGATGCGTTCATTGTAGAGGCTAAAGCAGCAGGCTTGCCTTTAATCTTTGAACTTAGACAAACAGGCATACCAGTACAGGAATATACACCGAGTCGTGGTAATGATAAAATATCTAGGGTAAATGCTGTATCTGATTTGTTTGCTTCAGGCGTTGTTTGGGCACCAGAAACAAGATGGGCAGAAGAAGTTGTAGAAGAGTTTGCTGGTTTCCCTAACATGGAACATGACGATTTAGTTGATAGCAGTACGCAAGCTCTGTTAAGATTTAGACAAGGCGGTTTTGTTCCTCTAGATTCTGATGAAGAAGATGAGCCAATAGAACACAATCGTAAAGCAGATTATTACTAGGAGATTACATTGGCTATAGACAAACAATACGAACCTGCTACGCCAATAGATGGCTTAGTAGAGATGGAGCCAGAAGAAGGCTTAGATATTGAAATACAAAATGCATTAACAACAGAAACCGAAGATGGTGGAATGATTGTTGACTTTGACCCTAGTGCAAACGAAATGCAAGCAGAAAGTTTTGATTCAAACCTTGTAGAATATTTAGAAGATGATGAGCTTAATTCTATAGGTAATGAATTATTAAATGCTTTTAATTCAGATAGAGATTCAAGAGCTGATTGGGAAGAAACCTATACTAAAGGTTTAGACCAGTTAGGATTAAAGATTGAAGATAGAACAACACCTTGGGCAGGAGCTTGTGGTGTATTCCATCCAATGCTTAGTGAAGCAGTTATTAAATTTCAATCGCAGGCAATATCAGAAATATTTCCAGCAGCAGGTCCAGTAAGAACAAAGATAGTAGGACCAATAGATTCAACAAAAGAAAAACAAAGTCAAAGAGTTCAAGATTATCTTAACTACTTGCTTACATATGAAATGACTGAATATCGTACTGAAACAGAAAAAATGCTGTTTTCATTACCATTAGCAGGTTCAGCATTTAGAAAGATTTACTTTGACCCAACACTAAACAGACCTAGTGGTATCTTTGTACCAGCAGAAGATGTTGTAGTTAATTATGGTGCAAGTGATTTAGAAACTTGTGAAAGAGCTACTCATGTAATGAAGAAGTCTACTAATGACATCAGAAAGATGCAGGTTAGTGGATTCTACAGAGATATAGAATTACCAGATGCAACACCAACATCATCAGATATTACTAAGAAATATAATGAGATGACTGGTGAATCAGAGAGTTATAGCTACGATACACGCCATACTATATTAGAAATGCAAGTAGACTTAGACCTTAAAGGGTTTGAGGATAAAGATGAAAATGGTGAAGATACAGGTATCGCATTACCTTATGTAGTAACAATAGATAATCCTTCAGGCATTATTCTTAGTATCAGAAGAAACTATTACGAAGATGACAAAGCTAAGTTAAGAAGGATGCACTTTGTTCATTATCAATATTTACCAGGACTAGGCTTTTATGGCTTTGGTTTGATACATATGATTGGTGGATTAGCTAAATCAGCTACATCTATACTAAGGCAATTAGTAGATGCAGGTACTTTAAGCAATCTGCCAGGTGGTTTGAAAGCCAGAGGTTTGCGTATTAAAGGTGATGATAGTCCTATAATGCCAGGTGAGTTTAGAGATGTAGATGTACCAGGTGGTGCTATTAGAGACAATATTACATTCTTACCTTATAAAGAACCTTCACCTACATTATTTTCTTTACTACAAAACATAGTAGAAGAAGGCAAGAAGTTTGCAAGCATAGCTGAAATGAAAACATCTGACATGAATAGTCAGGCACCTGTTGGAACAACTCTAGCATTACTAGAAAGAAACATGAAAGTAATGAGTGCTGTTCAAGCAAGACTTCATGCTGCAATGAAAAGAGAATTTGAAATACTTGTAAATGTAATTAAGGACTTTACAGAACCTAATTATCCTTACGAAGTAGAAGAAGGTCAGCAGATTAAAGTACAAGACTTTGACAATAGAGTAGATGTACTTCCAGTATCTGACCCAAATGCAGCAACAATGGCTCAAAGAATTATGCAATATCAAGCTGCAATGCAATTAGCACAACAAGCACCTCAGTTATATGACTTAGCACAGCTACATAGACAGATGCTTGAAGTATTAGGCATTAAAGATGTAGATACTATTGTACCTCCACAAGAAGATGTGCCAGCAGTTGACCCAGTTACAGCAGTACAAAATATTATTACTGGTAAACCAGTACAAGCATATGAGTTCCAAGACCATGAAGCTCATATACAAACACTTGCTTCTGCACAGCAAGACCCAAGCATACAAGCAAAAGTACAACAAAGTCCAAATGCTCAAGTTATACAAAGTGCTGGTTCAGATTATATTATGCAACATCTTGCATTACAGTTTAGAGAACAAGTTGAAAGAGAGATGGGTATAGAGCTACCTCCAGTAGGAGAACCTCTACCAGCAGATGTAGAAAAACGTATATCTACATTAGTTGCTGAAGCAGCTAAACGAGTAGCTTCTACAAATGCTGCACAAGCAGAGCAAGCTAGAATACAAGAACAAGCACAAGACCCAATCATACTAGCCAAACAAAAAGAACTAGAAATTAAAGAAACTCAAGTTAGAAACAAACAACAAATAGATGAATCTAAAATAATGATTGATGCTGCTAGACTAAAAACTAACAAAGAATTAGAAGAAGCTAGAATAAAAGCACAACAAGAAGCTACTGGTCTAAATGTAGGACAGCGTATTGCTAGCGATT